ACTCATCAGCAGACTCAATGATGTTGTTATAAAAGTCATTGGTGGCTGAGTGTTCAGAGAATGAACGAGTCTTCAAATGGACACGGTGAGCTAAGTCACGAGCTAAGAAGAGAAGAGATACGTATTTACCAGCGTATAAGGTATTCATTTGAAGAACCTATCCATGAAGAATGTGATACCACCACCAACTAGAGAAGCAATAGTCATACCCATCCAGAAACCACCTTTAGACTTGTTGGCTAACTCTAAAAGGCACTTAACGTCTTTGCGTAAGTCAGACACTTCATTCTGTAGGGCATCTACCTGAGCTTCTAGACGACCAAATTCACGAGCTGAAACATCATCCATTACTGCACCTCTAATTGTGCGAGTTGTTCAGCTTTGCTTGGACGACCCATCTTTTTAGTTACTACAGGGGTGTCTTCTACAATGGCAGGAGTGTCTACGCGCTCGTAGTCAGGATGATTCTTCATTGAATCAATATCGACTTGATGCTCGAAAGTAACGGTATTACCGCTAAGGAGGCATTTAAAAGTGGCTAACATAATTTATATGACCTGTCTACTAGATAAACCAAAAGAGACCCCTTGTGAGGATCCCCTTCAGTTTGTTTATTAGACCAAACGACCCACAACTACTTTAACGGTAGTCGAAGCCAAGTCAACAGTGGAGCCAGACTCGTTTTGCAAGCGCAAAGTCACCACGTTAGCAGCACTGACATAGGCGTGGCAAACCACAGCAGCTTTGTCAACACCGAATGAAAAACCTAGAACAATGTCGCCAAGGACAACACCGGGAACAGCAATAGTTTCTGTTTCACCAGCACCGTCAACTAGCGAACCAGCGTCTAAGGTACAAGTTACACTCCATGTGTCTGAGAACAGACCACGGAAGGAATCATTGCCCTGACGGACAACAACAGCGGTAGCAGCAGCCATTTAAATATACTCCTAATTGATATTATATGAAAGACTAAAAGACCCCCTCCATGTTAAGAGGGGATCAATTAAGCTTTAACGATTAGGTTGGCACTGCCAAGGCAACAGAACCGTAGTCACGCAATTCAGCAACACCGTACAGAGTGTCAGCAGTGAACAGAGTACCGAGGTATTCTTGTTTGTACTGAGTCTGTGCGCGGATACCAACTTGCTCGACCAACACGAATGAATCCTTGTGAGCCATCAAAGCGATACGAGCTGGTTGAGCTGTACCGGAACCATCGTTAGCATCAGTAGGTGTGTCAGCGTTGGTAGACACGAACACTTTCACGCCATACACATCACCGATTTCACCGTTACGGATGGTGTTGTTACCGCCTTGTTCACCCACGAAAGCTTGCTCAGTGAAACGAGCCAAACCCATCAGAGTGTTGCGAGTCGATGGAGGAACGATGAAGAAACGATTGTCCATAGGCACATCAGAGTCATCCAAACGCTGAATAGAACGACGAATTGCAGCGTCAGTCAAAGCAGCTTGGTTGTCAGTGGTGTAGTCGTAAGCGGTAGTGCCATTAGAGCCGATGAAAGCACCTGCGTAACGAGCGCCAGCGCCGCCTTGAGACAAACGACCCAACTTGATCAAGTCAGAATCAACTTGCTTACCCAATGCGTAACCAGCGTCATCTGTGTAGAATGAACGGAGGCTAGACAAGGCTTGAGCTTCAACGATGTCTTCGATCAAACGGCTATATTCGTAGTGTTTGTTGATCAACACTTGAACTTCAGTCTCTGTAGCAGCGATCAAAGTAACTTGAGTCGATGCAGCCTTGACAGAAGCGTCACCTCGTGTAGGGCTAGGAATGTGAACGGTGTCACCTTTCTTGCCTTTGAAGCTCATCTTCTTAACTAGGTTTGCAGCTACCAAGCTTTTCTTATAAGCAGCTACAATCTCATCACTCCAAATTTCAGGAATGAACGTGTTAGCTGTGGTGGTGGTTACGTGTGCGGTTCCGAGTCCCATTTTAAATACTCCTAGATATAATACAAATTAATTAATACTTACCGAACTCGTCCATCAGCGTAGGCTTGCATGATTTCAGGCTCTAACGCTTCATAACGATTCGGATCACTCATTCGCAGCCGAATAAGGTCGGCCCGACGATAGACTCTTTTAGATGATTCACCAGTACCGCCAGTATCGACAGTAGCAGCTTTTAAGTTCTGCTTTAGAGTGTCTTTACCTTTGGTTGCTACCTGCTGCGTCTTAACTTGTTTAAGTTGCTTATAGGTAGACAACAATTCATTTGCGCTGTCGTAATCAAACTCACCATCGGCTCTAGCGTACAACTGAGTGCGAATGGGAGACTGTTTTACCCACTCCGCAAACTCAGGGTCTTGAACGATAGTACCGAAGTCAGGATGTTCTTGACTTAGTTTCTGCTGAATCTGCATCTTCTTGAACTCTTGAGCACTTTGACGCGCTGCGAGAACATCTGGATGCTTATCAATAGAATTACGAATTGCTCTCTGAGGATCTTCAAAGAAGTCAATTTCAGGCTCTACTTCAGTAGCAGCAGGTTTACTAGATAAGCTCTGTTTCAACAATTCATCAGCAAGTTTACGAACCTCGCCAACTTCTTGTGCCTGTTTACCAATTAGCTTCTCAGCCTCTTGGTGCATCTTGATGATCTCCTGTGCTGACTTCCCTTTGTATTTCTCAGGGATTGTGTCTTCACTAGCGTGATCTTCTTCAATCTTAGGCGCTGCGGTGATTTGTTCAACTACGTCGAGTTCACCTAGAGTACTATCTTCGTTATCATCTACTAACATACTAATTCCTTCTCCTGCCACACGTATAAAGTGTATGGTTCTAGGACACTATTTAAAATAAACTCGGTCGTTAGACTTATGAGTTCTGCTTTCTTTCTTGGGCGAGCTTTTCAGATCGCTTGCGTTCCCATGAGTCATAAGCTGTCGGAAAAGAGCCTGTCCAGCCTTCTAACTTCATGGTAGGTGCACTCATTACCCTTGTCGAATCAGCTCCACATTCCCTACAGGGAGTTGCGTGGACTTCTGTGTCTACAAAGGCATCAGTGCGATGACCGTTAATACAAACAAATTCAAAGATACGACGAGGCATTTAAACCTCGCCAGTCTCTTGAAGATCTTTGTAAGTACGGCTGTAGGCTTCCTTCAAGCCATATAACCAGTTCAAAATATCCATCTGTCCACGACGAAAGTCTAGAGGGTGTGTTTCCGTGACAGAAGATAGTTTGTCGTAGCTATCCTTTACTTTGAGGATGTCTTCCATGAGATCTTTCCACCCTTGAGTGGACATCATGTCGAAGGCATCATCGTAGAATTTCGATAAATCTTGTACAGTTAGTTCTTTTTCCATATAAGCGGAGAACCTACGTATTAGTTAATAAGTACGTAATGTATACTATTTTAACTACTTTGTCAAGTACTTTTGAGTACTTTTTTAAAAGAAAGCCATAAATTGTCCACCAGCAACATATCCTCCACCGGGAGGCGCTGTAAATATCCAACCAGTGTTGTTACCGCCATTGGTAGAGTTAGCACCTGCGTACCATGAAGCACCGCCCGTAGCGGTTGATCGACTGATTGACAAGAAGTCTCTACTTACAGTTCCGCTTGCTTTAGATAGCGTATGGCTTGCGGCAGTCACAGACCCAACAGTGATCAAATTACCCGCTGTACCCGACAAACTGAAGTTACTAAACGTGCTTGTAGTTCCTGCGGTAAATAAAACAGTAGCTGGCTGGACAGTATTTGTGATGTCACCAAACGTATTTGAGCCAGTAATTGTTAAGTCACCTGCACCGCCTTGGTTGAGCGTAATGCCTGAATAGGAAAAACTCCCGCCAGTAAATGTTTTAGCAGACGCGCTAGTTAAACTAATTGTTCCAGTCCCTGTTACCGTAAGGTTGCTTGTAATAGTAGCAATCCATCCTGTTGTCCCCGCAATAGTCCAAGTTCCTGAACCAATAGCTAGTGTTCTAGTTATAGTTCCAGAAATACTTACTCCAGTAGCCCCTGTGCTAGATAAAGTTACGTTGTACCCATTTGCGTTAAATGTTCCAGAAGTTAAAAGAATTGCGGTTGTAGATGTACCACTAGTAGCAAAAGCATCTTGTAAAGTAACAGAACCTGAAACAGCATCTATCGTAATAAGTTGTGTAAACGTAACAGCAGCACTTGTGATTGTTTGTGTTGTACGTCCTGCAAATGTCATTCGACCTGTACCTGACAACGTAATACCAGTGCCATTAATCCAGTTACCGTAGATGGTTGGTGTCTGAGTTCCTGTTGCTACCGTCATCGTATTTGACGTTCTTAGCGACATATCTATTGTGCCAATGTTGAAACCCGCATTGATACTTACTGTTGACCCAGAAGCAGGATATGTTGCCGCAGGAAATACAGCCGTGTCTTGTGCTAATGGAAACATGGTTCCATCAAGTGAACCACCAGATGTGGCAGACCATGAACCTGTTGTTGTTTGACCCCAATTATTTGTACCTGTCTGACGATAATAAACAGTCTTAGCCGCAAGGAAAGTAATACCGCTATTGCCTTTACAGTCACCAAACCTTGTTCCTGTTAATGGAGCCGCACTGCCTGTAACTGTAATGTCTCTAAAATCAATTTCAGCAGCGCCAGCCGCTAAAGCATTGACTGTCAATGTACGAGTTGTACCAATAGTGTCTGAAGCTAAGAATGTTCTGTAAGCGGCAGTAGTTCCAGCACCTAATGTCAATGTTCCGTTGATGGTTTGGTTAGCAGCAAAAGTAAATGTGGAAATACCTATGTTTAAACGTGGTGTAAAAGATAAGTCTCTAAAAGTGTTAACGCCAGTTATTGAACTAGTTGTAACAGCATTAGATGTAAAAGATACGTTATAAAAAGTAAGACCGCCTGAAGTAATGCCAGCAGATGTGCTTGTTAAGTTTATTTGAGATGTGCCAGCGTTAAATGTTAAGTTTGTAATAGTTCCAAAACTTAATGTTGTACCTCCTAGAGAACAAGTTATTGTACTGGCATTTAAATTTATTGTTCTTATGTTGCTTGCACTAGAGCTAAAACCTGTACAAGTAACAGCATAGTTACCAACAGACGAAGTATCATA